CATAGTCTTTTTTGTGATTAAAAACTATGTTAGTCGTTGTTATCCGGGTGGGTCAATTTTCACCGGCGATTTAGGTCAATTATACTCCGGCGATGACACCAAGTCCTGATATTGAAAAAGTAAAGCCTACGAAGGAATATTTTGCTGATGGTTTATGGGGAAGAAAAAGTTATATAGAACTATTGGAAAACGTTGTTTTTAAGCATAAAAGAATAGCTCCTGAAATTCAATTATTTGAAAATGGATTAAAAAAGTGTTTTGCCAGTGATAATATACATATTGGAATTAGATTTGATCTTTCTACGTTAGAGACAATTTTAACTTCCGGACGTTTTATGTCGCAGTTTGAAACTGGAACTTCTAATGCAAGTTTTGACCCTGAATATAGGGCTCAAATTGAGTATGACGAAATGTCATATCCTAAAGATGAAGTTACTATGCGTCCTGTATATGGTTTTATTTTACAATATGACAATGTTAAGGATGTTGATTTTAAATCATATAGTTCATATGATAAAGATATGGCTATTTATTATGGTGATGTTGTAGCTATTTTCAAACAAGATGTAAAACGATACACTACAATTACAAATGGCGATTCAATGGAATTTTATAAAGAACATAAAAAAATGGTTGAAGAGACTTGGGGTGATATTACTATTGAGGATGTTAATGTTACTGGTCAAAATTATTATATAGTTCCTACGCCATTATTAGCTCCTAAATTTTATAGTTTTATAACTTGTGATTTTTATATTTGGTCTGAAATACTTGAGAAAATAAAGAATAATCAAGACTTAAATATTTATAAAATAATGCCTGATAGTATGGTGGGTTATCTTGAGGCACAAATCCATCAGCAACAAGCTACAGTTAATAATATTGAAAGAATAATTTTTACTAAAGGAATTAATCCTAATAAAATTCCTAAAGATTTATTAAAAAAATATAATATTAAATGGAATATTGAAGGGCAAGATGAGTATGTTGAACTACCACCTGAGCTTGATTTTAGAACCTTAGAAAGTGTTTCATTAAATCTTGATAGAGTTAATAAGCAAATAAAACATATTGATACTCAAATAAAAAATATTCATAAAAAACAATCTAAATTAGGTGTAATAGGGAACGTATTACAGACCAAATCAGAACAATCTAATTTAGAGAAATATATTAATTTGGGTTTAGAGGCTAAAAAACTTTATCAGGATAAAAAAGATTTATTCAAAGAAATTTTCAAAATCAAAGTATATGCTGCAGAATATAATGTTTTTTTATATTCAACTATTGAGAAAACATTTAGTAGTAAAAAAAATTTTTATTACTTTCGACCTTATCTTAGAGCTATAGCAAAAGCCCCTATGTGTGTTCGTAAAGTTTGGAATCTTTTTGAAGATAAATTAACAAAATCACATATAAACGATAAATATGAACTAAAAGATGAAAATGCTCCAATAGGATACTATGATTATGATACAAAGATTATTTATATAAATATAGTAAAAGACGACGTAATATATTCTAATTTTTCTCATGCCTTATTTAATTTTATCGATGATGATATGAATAATTATTCGTCTTCTTCTTTTTCTTACCTATTTAATAATGGTGCATTTGAGCGAGCTTTACGTAATGATTTTCAGAAATATTGTAAAAAATGTGAATTAGATAAAATTTCTTATAAGGAAAAAATTATATCTGATATTGCCTTGGTAATAAATGATAGTAGTAAAGACATAGACATAACTTGGAATTACGAAAAATTACAAGCTCTTTCAGATATTTTTAATGGTCTTACTAATGGTGAGTTTGCACTTACTCAAAAGAATGTCAATCACGGAAAAGAATATTGGGAAACTTCGCCTGATAAATTTTCAAAAGAAAGTTTTGCAAATATTGGGGTCATTACAGTTTCTTGTGAAAATAACGATAAATTATTAAGGTTATTAAAGCATTTTTTCCCGACTGGATATAAGGAATTTGAAAATATACTTAATGCAATTATTGAAACAAAGATAACTGGAGTAAAAGTTCCTCTGTCTGCTCCTGTTCCATCAGAAGTAGACGAAATAAAACCTAAAGTTAAAGTTAAAGTAGCAGATGAACGCGAACATTATAAGAAGTTAATTGAAAATTTAACGGTCGATGAATTAGCAAAACGATATAAAGAACTTAAAGATGAAGAACTGAAACTTAGCTTTAAGCAGAAAATACCAGTCATTTCAGAAGACTTAAAAGGACAGATAAAGAAGCTACAAATCTTCCAAAAAGCAGTATTGTCTAAAATCCCGAATACTAAGAAATTTAAGAATCTGAAAGACGAACTGAAAAGTTATACCCCTGAAGTTTCTGCAGATAGAATGCCATTCTCTAATCCTAAAGCTAAGTATCGCATAACAGCAGAACAAGATAAACCTGAAAACCGAATTGAAGCTGCTAAACAAGGAACTATCTTTGCTTATAATTTAGGGCGCAAAGCTAATACTAATGATGTTGATGCTATTATTAGACTTTTAGAAAAAGCACCTGAAAATATGCGCGTAGTTTGGAATCTTTATGAGAATAAAATTTACTTTGAAACAGTAAACGGCGATATTGAAGATAGTCAGTATTCTTTAGGCATTAAAACTAATATTGCTGAAGATGGAAAAGGTGCTTATGATTGTACTGCCCCATATGCTGCTACTATTCATGAATCAATGCACGCAATAGATAATGCCGCTGTAGGATATGAAATTGAGAAAAATGCTAATAATCAAGGTTTCCATCATGTTGGTATATCGGAAAAGTTTGATGATAATGCGTTCTTAAAAGCTCTTAGAAAAGATGCTGAAAATTATATCAATAAATGGAAAGAACGTATTAAAAAAGCGGCTTTACATAAAGGCTATACTGAAAAACAAGCAAATACTTTAGCAGAAACTAAGTGGCGCGCTTATCTTGTTAATGAACTGAAACAAAAATATGAAAAGTATCAGCAGAAAATAGGCTGCTATTTAGATATATGGGATAGCTTATTGGGCGGCTATATCTATGATAAAACTGATATTAATATAGGTCATGGCAAAAAATACTGGGCTGAAGATGAATCTAAAATATCATCTGAAGCATTTGCTAATATGGGTGGCTCTATGGTAACAAATTCAGAAGAATGGGGACTTATTAAAGAAGATTTTCCATTGAGTGTTGCCGTATTTAATAATATCCTTGATTATCTTGCTGAAAATCGACAAATAGTATTAACGAATAATGGCGTTCAAGTTCAGGAAACAGTTGATGCTAATAAATTTTTAGGTGGATTGTTTAAGAAGAAGCCTGTAGAAGTAAAATTAAAAGAGCCTGACAATCTTCAAGAAGCTGAAAACAATCTACGTACAGAGTTAATAACTCAATGGGAAGAAAAATATACAGCGATATTAAAATCATTGAAGGGTAATAACTTTGATGATGTTGCTAAAAAACTTTCTCAATCATTAGGAACTGATTTCTTTGATAAGGAAAGATTACAACAACATGTAAATCAAGTTTATGCTTTAGGAAAACGTCCTTATAGGATGATAAAACCTGAAGATAAAGAAATTATAGATGGCATCGCAAATCGTTATATTGCTTTAATTAAGCAACATTATGATAAACATATAAAACCTATAGTAAATGAATTAATTTCAAAGAACAAACTTGATGATTTGAAGAATACGTTAAGTGATACTAAGTATTTTGATGAAATTATAAAGTTTGCACTTGCTAAAGTACATTCTTTAGGTAAGATGGCTGGACTTGAAGCATTTGGACATAAGGCATATGAAATTAAAGTTCCTGATGATGAGCTTAAATTGCCAACGTGTAGTAAAATGAATGGGGTGGCTTTTAGTATTGCAGATACACGCAAATTCTTTAATGATACCCTTAAGATTGAAGACCCTGAGAAATTCCATGAAATATTAAAGTCTGATATAAAATTACCCCCATATCACATGAATTGTCATTGCTATATGGTAGGTACTGATATAAGCAATGTCGGTGCTTCGTCAGACATAACTGAATATTCTCATGATATGAAAGCATTAGAGAAAGAATTTCCTAATTTGTTATCACAAAAAGATATTAACATTAAACGTAAAAAGATAGGACATCAAACTTCGCATTCAGTTACGGCACAAAAAATATGTGAATATTATCGTGATGCTGGTCGTGAAATCACAACAGAATATGCTGAGGAAGTACGTCAAGCAGTTATTGATTATACTTATAAGCATGATGGTGATATGCGGAAGGCTTTCTTAAAAATCAAGGATGGCATTAAATTAACTGATGTAGATAAAAAATGGTTAAGAGCTTATGATTTGGTTGCTGAATTATGCAGAATAGCACCTGTTTATCAACCTGGTGATGGGGAAACAGAGATATATAGAGGTATCGGAAACAAAGGCGATAAAGATGAATATACTCAAAAAATTCTCGCATTAAAGCCTGGCGATATTTGGGATTTTGAAAGACCAGTTTCGTTTTCTTCTGAAGAAGAAGCAGCTAAAGAGTTTACAGATAAAGAAAGCGATGTTGGTGAAATAAGAATAGTATTCCATGTAGCTAATGATGATATTCAAAACGTTATATCAATCACTGGAATATCTCATTATGGAATGAAAGAACATGAAATTTTAGTTTATGATAGGTTATATGAAGTTATAAAAATTGAAACAGAAGATTTAGGAATGTGTAAAGTAGGATATACGGAGAGCAAAAACATTTGTTTTCATGTTTACATAAAACGTATTTATGCCATTCCTCAAATTTTAGCTGTAGATACTTCACCTACGGTTGAACAAGTTGAACAAACTCCTGTTTCTGTTGAACCGCAAACAGTACAGCAAGTTCAAACTAAGGATACGAATACTATACGTAGTGTCCCTATCGAAACAATTAACAGAAGAAGACATCATTTAGGTCATCTTGGATGTGGTCAATTAACAGAAGAAAAAATTAAGAGGTTTTATAATAGTGTAGGAATATTTGATATAACTGATGATGAAGTTGAAAAAGTGCATAAAGCTATTGAAAAATACACTAAACCAGGTGTATATACCTATATACGTAATCTTCTTTTTGACCAACTTGAAGGTAAGAAAATGAGTAGTGAATCTCAATATATCTTAGAAAAGTTTATTAATCCTATTCAAGAATTTTGTAATATTGCTCCTACGTTTGACGGTTCTCTTGAGATTTATAGGGGAATACCATTAAAAAATATTAGAGGTAATACAGATTATTCAGATAAACTTTTAGCATTAAAACCTGGTGATGATTTTGATTTGCAAATACTGTCATCTTTTTCCTCTGAGTATCGCATAGCACAGACATTTGCTAAACAAAATGGTATTATTTTACATGTTCCTACTATAGATATAATAAATTCTGTATCTATTCAAGGTATATCAACAATACAATCAGAAATGGAAGTTTTAGTTAATGACCTTTCATGGATAGTTGAAAAAATAAAAGATGAAAGAATTAAAGCACAATCTCTTTTATTTTATCATTATCACATATACTTGAGACGTAAGAAATAACTTGACTTATTGGGAGTTTATTATTAAAATATAATAAATTTCCAATAAGGGGCTAAAAAAATGTCATGGACAAAAGAAGAACGTAATGATATATTAGGTTTATTTTCATTGCCTGCCGTTTTCTTAACTTTGTTTCCTAAAGAACTTGTACGTGGGGATAGAACTTCTTTAACTAAAGAAGAAAATAAATTATTTAATAAACTAAGTATTGAAGTTTCGCCTCAAAGTATGCGGGAGATTGCAGATGGTATAAAGCGTTTTTCATCTGAAAATCAGAAATTATTTCCTGATGAAGTAAAAAATGCCAAACGTCCTATGACTTTGATTGAAAATATTAATTATAAGACTTCAAGTAATGGTATACCTTCTGAGATTTGTGAAAAAGACTTAAAAACAGCAATGAAACAACGAAAGGCTTATAAGAATAAAGTCGCATGGACTAAAGAATTGCGCAAGGATGTTCTAACGTTTATGAATCAAATAGGGGATGAACAAAGGGCATTATTTGCAGAGGATTTACAGCGTGGCGACAGATTTTTTACATGGTGGGAAGCTACTCTTTGGGGACATTTTTATGATAAGGTTCAATATAACTTTGACCAATATGAAAATAACCCAGAGGGAGAAAAAAAGTACATTGCAGAGATGTTAGATGTAATAAAAAAAGATATTGACAGTGGTTACATAGCTCTTGTAATGAATACGTTATATGATTTTGAAGAGAGGTAATTACTATGAGCGATAAAAAACTGGAAACATTTAAGGATTTACGCGATGCTTTTGATGTAAAAAACAATAATAGCCTTGATGACCTTTATTCTTTGCTTTATGATAAGTTAGAGGAAATGAAATGTATTGATTTCGATTATCCAGATAAAATGCATGAGTATAATGATTTTCGTCTTCTTGGTTCTGATGAGTTTTATATTTTCTATTACAATTTTATGAACTTTGAAGAGTGTTGTACTTGGATGACGTTTCTTCTTCGTTGCAGACATTGGACAGAACCATCAGGATTAACAAAGTACGATTTAATAAGGCAAAAAGAATTTTATACTTTATTAAAAAGGGCTTGCTATGTTTTAGAAAATGGTGGTAATGAAAAATCTCTTTTGGAATCTCTTTATGAAATTTTTGAACAATTAAAGGAAGAAAATCCTGACAGAGACGTTAAAAAACACGAAGCAGCACATCGGTTTTGGGAATTAAATAAAGAGGAAATTAACGATGACGATGGCCAATGATGATGATTTTGATGAAGAAAGTTTCATAGAAAACTTTGAAAAAATTTTAGAAGAAAGCGAAAAAGAGCCTTCTGACGAAGTAAGAATTCATAATTTACAAAAACTTCATAATCTTTCATATGATGTTGCGTTAGCGTATGTTAATGCAGACAAAGCATATAGAGAAAAATTCGGAGAGGCTTTGCAAAATCCACATCCTTTTGGAATAAACTTTCAAAAAGAGACTAAGCTTATGCTCGAGAGTCTTGAAAAAGGTGAGCCTTATAGTTGGATTGAGGAACAAAGGAAGAAGCATATAGAGCTTTATGGCGATGATAAATTTTTCGTTTGCCCCGAAATATAGAAAAATTTTTTTCATTCATTAAATTCTCTTGAAGCAACTTGCCGGAAAATCCGCAGGTTGCTTTTATTTTTAGAAAGGAATAAACATGATTAGTGCGACAAGATTAGCGGAATATTTAATATATGTGATAAAAGAACGAATGAAAAAAGACGCAATGGACATTGAAGAGTTTGATGTAACCCCTTCGCGTCTTCAAAAGTTGCTTTATTACTGTCAAGTGTATTCAATGGCATTCACAGGAAGTAAGATATTCTCTGACCCTATAACGATAAAAGAGAATCGCCCTTTTATTGAAAGTGTGTATCAAAAATATAAAGACTACGATATAGTTCCTCATGAAGATAAGGAAGAAGAGAATTTTGACGATGTTGGCGTAGTAACAAGTGCAATAGCATATACGGTTATCTGCGACAATATTGAAAAAAGCGATTATGCTCTTGCGTACAAGATAATGCGAGAGCGTCCCTGGCCTGAAAGTTTGTTAAGTTAGTTAAAAATGCCGATGATTGAGCTAATAGGAGAACAGTTATTGAATGGAAATAAAGATGAAGGTAAATTTTTATTTTCATATAAGCCTACTGAAGATACGCCTAAGAGTTGTGGCATTAAAGAATTATCTTTATCATTTGTTTATGCCAAAGGTAAGATACCTGAGTATATTCAGGGATTCATTTTATTAGGTTCAATGTTGGCTCATAATCCTTACTGGGCTTCTCCTACGACAAAGTTTAGTGATAGTGAAATTAACAGAATTGCTTTGTTACCTGTTTATGATGGTTTTCTTCCTAATAGATATATGAGAAATATTAAGGGAATTTCTCTTGAAAAAGAACGTAGTAATGGAACAAGGCAAGAATATGTGTTTGCTTTTAATCGTGAAGATAATAAACGTCTTGTTCCTATGAAATGGGGATTTATGTATGCACAAGAAGTTGATAAGAAAATAAAATATGGTAATTGTTTACTGGCTTCTATATACGAACATAATCAGGGATGGGAAAATCCTAAGACAAAATTTAGCGATGAAAAGTTAAATGAAATTCTGAATATGAAAATAAATAAAAGCTATGTTATTGATAAATATTAAAATAATATATATAATAAAAAAATAAGCGGAGATAGCTCAGTTGGTAGAGCGATGGCGTTCCACGCTGTAGCTCATGGGTTCAAGTCCTGTTTTCCGCTCCATTTTTTTATTCCCTATTAGTTAGTCGTTTCACTGATTAATAATTAAAACCTTTCAGATATAATAAATATTATGAAAGGAGAGATTTATATGGCTACTGTCTTTGATGTAGCAGCTTACATACTTGAAAAATGTGGTGCTATGTCTGCTATGAAACTTCAGAAATTATGTTATTATGCCCAAGCATGGTCTTTAGTTTTGGATGATGAGCCTTTATTTTCAGAAAATATAGAAGCGTGGACAAACGGACCTGTAATTCCTGATTTATATAAGAAACATAAAGGAATTTTTAAGATTGATGTTGGAAGTATCGGTGGAAATTCTAATGTATTAACAGAAAAACAGAAAGAGACCATTGACGCTGTATGTGATAGTTATTTTAAGCTCAATGCTCAACAGTTAAGCGACCTTACGCATAGTGAAGCTCCATGGCAAAACGCAAGAAAAATATTAGGTAATTTTGAACGAGGCCATGAAGTAATATCTCTTGCAGATATGTCTGAATATTATAGTAGCCTCCTAGCATGAATAAAAAATAATATGTCAATGTAGCTCAATCGGCAGAGCAAGGTACCTAAAGGTTGTAAGTTCGAGTCTTACCATTGGCCACTAAGAGGAGATAACAAAAAAAAATCTTGTATCTCCTTTTTTATTATGGGAGTGAAAAAAATGAATACAAAGACTGAAAATATCGTTGACTTTAAGAAGTCAGACACTAAAAAGCAGATAGTTTTCGGTGAAGTTTATGTTCCTAATGTTAGAGATACAGATGGAAACTTTATGACAGCTGATACTATTGAAAAGATGGCGCATGATTTTTTAGCTAATAAGAAAAATTCCCAAATCAGTAAGAGTCATGACGGTATGTCTGATAAAGGCTGTGTCGTTGAAAGTTTTATAGCGCGTGATGGCGACCCTGATTTTGCTACAGGGTCTTGGGTTGTAGGTGTTCACGTGCCTGATGTTGAAGTATGGTCTCAAATAGAAAAAGGTGAATTGACAGGATTTTCAATAGAAGGCACTGGTAATTTAATTGAGGAGGAAGTAACAGATGAGCAAGCCCAATAAACCTGGTGAATTACAAAATGTAGAAGTTGATGCGATAAGTATCGTATCAAAAGCGGCTAATAAGAAACGGTTTAAGATTTTTAAGAGTGAAGAACCTGAGCAGAAAAATGAGGAAATTGAAAAATCAGGCCGTAAGATTTCAAGCTCAAGATTAGAAAAATTAAAAAATATTCAAGCTACACTGAATGATTTATTAAGCGGGCTTGAAGAGGACAAGGAGGAGTCCAAATTGAATACGGAAGAAATCACAAAAGCGGTACAGGATGCTATTAAACCTCTCGATGAACGTATCGCAAAATTAGAAACTGTAACAAAGGATGAAGAAGCTGCCCCTGAAGCGGCTAAATCGGAACAGCCTGTACAGCCGGAACAACCTAAAGCTTCTGATGTTGCAGAAGTCGTAAAAAGTGCCGTTGCTGAGGCATTAGCCCCATTAACAGCAAGAGTTGAAAAAATCGAAAATGCCCGCGGTTTTTCAAACAGAGTTCCCGAAGAAACGCACGTTGAAAAGAGTTCGAATTTATGGGCAGGAATATTTTAATTTTTAGGAGTGTGATGTGTAATGAGTTCTAATAGAAATTTAATGAAAGATGAAATTCAGAAAGCAGAAGTTACTTCCGGTACTACTTTGCATGGCACAAATAACGCAGGTTTAATGAATCCTGAACAAGCCAGAAGATTTATTAGCTATATGACAGACAATCAGGCATTCTTAAAAGATACCCGTCTTGAACAGATGGCTACATACGAGAAACAGCTTGATACGTTATTAATCGGAAGCCGTTTAATTCGCAGAGCTGTTGAAGCATCTGCCCCTACTGAGCTTGCCGATGTCAATATCGTCCGTAAGGAACTTCGTAGCGTAAAAGTGCGCTTGGCCGCTGATATTACGACAGAATTCCTCGAAGATAATATTGAAGGACAGAGCGCGGGAGATAGAGTAGCTCGTGAGCTTGCCCAGCAGTTTGGCAATGACTTAGCTGACCTTATGCTTAATGGCGATACAGCAGCTACCGGCGCAAGTGCCAATTTCTTAACGATTGGCGATGGCGTTATTAAACAGGCCAAGACCAGCACAGATACACATAAATATAATTACACTGCTCCTACGGACAACGATGATTATAAAGATAAGATTCTTCCTGGTATCCTTGACCTTATGCCGAATAAATTCAAACGAGATAGAAATAATATGCGTTTCTATTGCTCGAGTAAAGTTTCAGACGCTTATATTTTAAGCATTGCAAATCGTTTAACAGCTTTCGGCGATAGCACATTGGTAGGAGGCAACTTACCGAAATTCTTAGGTATTTCATTATTCCCTGTCGAATATATGCCTGATGATGTAATTATTCTTACTCACAGATTGAACCTTGTGTCGGGTGTTCAGCGTGAAATGAAAGTTTATTCGCAGTTCAATCAGCGCAAAGATTTAACTGAATATACAATGTATATGCGTCTTGACCCTAGCAAAATTGTCTGGGACGATGCGTTAGTCATTGCTTACGTATAATCATGGCAGAAGAAGTTAAAACAGAGCAGGCTTCGGCACAGCCTGCACCTTCTAAACCTGTAACGTCAACTACGGTAAAAACAGCTCCAGTAAAAGAAACGAAAGTGAAAGTAGTTTTAATAGGAGCAGGAAGTTTCTCGGGACTTGGCCTACATCATATATTGAAAGGCCAAGAAATTATGGTAGATGCCACGACAGCTAATAAACTGGCAATAATGGGGCTTTTCAAAAAGATATGAGTTATTGCGAGATTGCCGATATTCGTGCTGAAGGTATTACTCAAGAAATAATGCCTGCTGGGGAAGTAACAAAGTTAATAAACTTAGCATGTGATTATATCGACAAGGTAACAGGACAATGGTTTGAAGCACGTCAAAAAATAATTAAATTAGACGGGCGTGGTGGAGAGATTTTACAACTGCCCGTCTTCTTAATTCGCCCTGAATTAATCAGGATTGATGGCGTAACTATTGATGATTATATTCTGTATAACCGTATCAGTCCTGAAGATGATAGAAAGTATCCTAAAATCTATCGAGAATTGAAATGGCCTAAAGGAATTCAAAACATTTGGATTAAGGGGCAATGGGGATATGTTGAAGAAGACGGCTCAACCCCGCTGTTAATAAAACGTGCGGCTATAAAATTGTTCCTATATAACTTCCCCGCATTAAACGATGCTGAAGCGCAAGAAGAGAAAAACTTACAAGGGAAGATAAGACTTGAACGTACAGATGGTCATGAGTATGAACTTTTTGAAAATGCTTCATCAACGGCAAACTCAGGGAATAGTTTATTAACTGGTGATGATGAGATTGATGGAATTTTAAAATATTTCATGAAGCCACGTTTTAGCATGGCAATAGTATAGTGAGGAGTAAATAAAATGATAATAAAACACTGTCCGTTTTGTGGTGGACAAGCTGAAGTTTACGAAGATGAATATCATGATACTACGCTTTTCATGGTAGCTTGCAAAGAATGTGGTATCTCTACAGCAGGATACGACTATGAAGAAGACGCTATAAAAGATTGGAATAGGCGTGTTGTTGAGTGATAAAGCCAAAAGTCATTCATCCTCGTGAAATCTTATTATATAAACGTTTAGAAACAGATGTTGACCCTGAGTTTGGGCCTACTGGCAAAATCGAATGGTCTGAGCCTATTATATTGAAAGGCCAAGTTCATTATACAGATTATGAGAAACTTCAAGCTGTCCCTGACGGTAATGACCCTGTATGTGATGGACGTATTGTTTTTTATAATACAGACTGGGTAGCGTCAGGCGGACAAATCGGCGATGAGTTAGAAATTGTTGAGGATTTTATTCAGCCTTCGCGTTTGATTATCATTGAAATGCGTCCAGCAGCTCATTATCGAGGCAAAAACTGGCACGTTCATGTGTATTTTTCAAGAAAGAGGACACGATGAGCGAATTAACAGGTGATTGGGATAAAGTTTCTCAAATTTTTAATGCTGCCCGAATAAAAAATGCGCTCTATGGTGTCGCAGCAAAAGTTGGAAACTATGGAGCAAGTGAAGTTAAAAAAGGTATACGCAGCGGTGCACCAGGCGGACAGACTTTTCAAGCGTTAAGCGAGTTCACAATTCAACGGAAAGGTTCAAGTAAACCTTTAATTGATAAAGGCGACCTCATAGGAAGTATAACGTTTGAAGTTGTTGATGATGATAGTGTCGCTATCGGTGTCAAAAAAGGCAATGCAGGTAATATAGCGGCAGTTCATGAATACGGTTGTACTATTGAAGTTACTCCTAAAATGAGAGCTTTCTTACATTATAACGGTATCCATTTGAAAGAAGCTACGACCTATATAAATATTCCTCCTCGCCCATTTCTAAGACCTGTCTTAGCTTCAAAGAAATTTCAAAAGAAAGTAGCAGAGATGTATCTTAACGCATTGAGAGGAGCTTTTTCATGATTGTAGAAACTATAAGAGCCTTAATTAGATTATTACGAGCTAATTTTTTTGAAAATGTCGTTTTAAGTGCTGGGAATATCGTAGAACTAACTGAACTCCCAGCAATTATATTAAATGGGCCTACAATGAGTGAAAAGAAACGGCTTATGCGAGACCCAGAGAGACTGCTTGTAATAGATGAAGAAAATGCTCAAGCTATTTACGAAATGCCTCCGCGCTGGTACGACTTGAGATTTGATGTGAATGTTTCATGTCAAGGTAATATTAAATTAATAGAAATATTAGAAAATTTTAGTAGAGTTAATCAGAAATATCCTTTATTAAATGCTGTTAATGATGATAGAGAACGTTATTATTCGTGGTCTTGGAATGCGTTACTTTCTGCTATTGACCCGAATATTTCTCAGGTTTATCAGGGTAGAGGCGAGTTAATAATTTATGATGTTGAAGTTTACAACAATATCCGCGAAATCTGGCCGTTAATCAGCAAAATTAAAGCTGAATTTAATCCTAATGAAATGAAAGATGAATCGTTAGAGGTGAGCTAATGAAATACTATTTAATAACAAATTTAAGTAATGGCCCGAGAGATTATCCATTGAAAGATGGTTCAAGTATATATTTGAAAGCCAGAAGTAAAAAATCAGGTTCAGTAAGAGTCGATGAAGATAATATGAGCAATGCTTTGAAACTGGCAGAAAAGAAAAAACTTATAAAAGTTCAGGAGGTGAATGAGTAATGTCAAGCGGATTTCCTCGTGTAATAGTTAGAGAGACAGATTTAAGTCAGTATGTAGACACTATATTAAAAGGAGTATCCTGTGTAGCTGGCGTAACAGAAAAAGGCCCTATAGGAACACCACAGCTTATTAGTTCTGAATTACAATATGAGAGAGTTTTCGGCGGAGAAATTATATCTTCAGATTTCCCATTACTTGCTAAA